CCCGGATTTTCTCCGTGGTTTGCATTATTCCAACTACATGGTGCAAAAACTCATCTAACGTGTGAGTACTTCGGCGCGGCCCTTGACCAGATCAGTCAAATTTGCGTTTCGGTACGGTCCTTCCAAGGGACTCCCTAGTGGGGCATCTGTAATGAACAGGCATCGAGCTTTCTCGGAACGTCACGACAAACCACCAACCGGGAGAGGATAGGCAATTAAGCTTTCCTCCTCTAACTTCTGGTAGTTGAAAGTGACACGGAAGTCTCAACCCAGCGTGCGTGTTTTATTTTATGGCTGGGTGATGAGACTGGTTGCGCGGTGTGGCGCAACTCTTACTGCAAAGCGTAAGAGTACGATGCGACACGCACCAACATTCCAGTCAGTGTCGTGGACACAGTGTTCCAGTTCATAACGAACGTTTGCCCAGGAAGGGCACTGACGAACACGATAAGAATACCGGTAACGCCAGCGTTGGCGATCGCAAGGTCATCGACAACGAATGTGGAAGTGGAACCTGTGGTCACAGGTGCAGCAGATAGGCCGGTGCCTGTGAACTCAGCCTCAACAAGGAATTGGCCACTCTTGTTGAAGGTGATGGTGTTGCCTGCGGCGGCAACGGGAAGCCCTCCAGTGATAGTGGAACCACCATCAAAAAGGTTGGTTTTCACCGGGGCAGTAGCGCTGATCTTCGCAGAATTTGATGATATCAGCGCACTCGCATCCAACTGTGGAGTCTGAAACTCAACATCATACTCGACATACAGAATGCCGATGTTGGAAGTGTCTGCACAATCCTCAGAGGCAATAAAGAAGTTGCCAACATCATATGTCTTGATGTCGAGGTTGCTGGCAAGATTCCCATATCTGAGATATCTCTTCACCCCAAACTTCTGCAGATCTTGAGTGTCTGCTGAGAAGTCAGTGTTCTGCCAAACAGCAGAATCACGGGTGCCCCAAAAAGAGGCCAACTGCAATGAGGAAGTTGGCGCGGCGTCAGCGGCATCATAGTCGATGCCCATGTACTCCCTGCCATTTGTACTGGCTGACTTGGAAGTGCGAAATTCGAACTTGAGGCGCTTAAACAAATAAGACTCATAATTCGTAGCGATCTGTGAAAGCCAAGGAAACGTTGAGGAGATTCCAGGGTTCACAGAATAAGATGTGGCGGAGAATGCAACCGAGCCGGGGACTCTTCCCACTTGCTCGCGGTGTTGGATTCGGACACGCCCATCCTTCATGCTGATCATGCGTGGGGGGTTGGTGGTGGATGTGGTCTGCACGGACAATGGTGCGACAGTTGTCAGCTCCGGTGCTGGAGCGGACGGCGAGAATTTGTTGAGAGGTGAAAAAGCTGCTTTGCGGCGTGACGGCCCCCTCTTTGGGCGTCGATTGTTGCTCTTAATTTTCCCGGATCTTCCCGCAGAGCGCGACGTTGAAGATGGGTTTCGGTTTGAATTGGATTGTGACATCCCTACAGGTAACGCTCAGGATAAAAGGCCCGACAATCGACCCATGGATCAACACTCCATGAAATGGGAAGATAAGCATCACCTGTGAGCACAACTGTCCATTTCGACAGCTGTTGTTCCATTTGCAATTGTTCAGCAATGGAAAGTCCAAAAGCCTCTTCAAATGATCGTCTAGCCAAATCCTCAATAGGTTTAGGTTCCAATTTCAACAAATGTTTAACATGAAACTGGTGCATCGATCGATCGAAAACCGAAGGGCAGACGTGTTTGGATTCCCGAATGGCCCTAATAGCCAAAGAACTGTTAAGGAAATCACCTGTGGCGAAGGGTTTAGCACCTTCAGCAGATCTAATCAATGCCAACGCATATGATTGCAACACAGGCACCCCGAGGTTGAGTATCAATTCACATAAACCAAGGGATGACAAAAGACGTCTCCGAGATTCCAGTGTGCACTTCCACTTGGAACCAACGAGATCACAGGACATCGTTTTAATAGGATCTCGCACGAACTTCCAGCGTCCGCGAGTGAACTCAATAGGAGAGCTCTGACACCACGAGACGGAGGACAATGAGTAAGCAACCTTCTCAATCTTCACTTCGTGACCATACGTGAGGAAGATCGAGGGAGCAGCAGCGAGGACAGCATCAACGTCGTCGGCCTCAAGAATCAATAGACAATCATCACCATCATCCATACAATCCCAGTGAACACCAGGGAAATGATCCATCAATGCAATAACCATGATCAGCATGATGATACAATTTCCAAGAGCTGTGTTCATATCTCCACTCATTCTTTTCCCGACCGTTACATAAACGAATCCATTCTTAGTGAAGCAGCGATTCACTAACTGTAAGTCCAATAGCCATGCAAAATAAGGGTCACGGCAACAGCGGAGGTACACAGAGTGCTCAATAACAAGCACTGAACGATGACAATGCTGATCAAATCTAGACATGTCAAGGGAAGCAACTACAGGTCGCTTAAAATTGCTGAGCTTCTTACGGAGCAATTTAGCACGCTCAACTTGGTTGAGCCCCTTACCAACCATTCTGGTTGTAGGGAGACCTGAGGCATCAGACCCGGTCAACTCATAAAGGTGGTGTTCGATAGGTTTCAAAAACCTTGCAATTTCAACACAGTAGCGAGAATCACGAAATTGAATCGCTCTTGGATCTGGATTGATTTTAGCAGGAGACAAACGTTCATCCTTAATGAACATTGTTATCGAAGCATCACGGGCTGTCATCCCAAGCTCGAGTACTTTCCTCGTAGCCTCTTCATATCGACGACGCTTGGCTCCGGAATACATCATCGGTAGCACGCCATAATCGTCGGGGACGGTCTGGGGTAAGCAGGCTGAAATACGCTTCGAAGCGGCTCGAAGTTCAGCAAGACCCTGCTCAGTCGGGTGTGGAACAACACCACAAACCCGATTTGAAATTGCAATTCTTTCATTGCATGAGCACGCATGGTGGTTAAAAGGAGAAAACACACCAGTAACATCCGGAGTAGCAAGAAACACTGTGCTCCGGGTATGAACCACTGCTGCTGGATCTGGGCTCCGCTTGATAAGGCAACCTTCGTCGAGAGCTTTCAACTCTTTTGGAAATGCACAAATCGCCGAGACCAGCGCAGGGCTCCTTCACTTAGGGGGAAGGGCTCGCTTTGACCATGGGGCATAACCCCACACGTCAGCGAGTTGACCAGACCAGGATCTTGCGAGGATTCCTGATTTGGCGAGATCGTGTGACTGATAGACAGCAGTCAACGCTTGTGATCCAGAAATGGATTGTGAGAAATACTTCTCACCTCCATTGTGCCGCCAAGCTGCAGTCAACACCGTCAAAACTTGCTGGCACTTCTTCTTCTCAGTCCAAGTCTTGCGGTTCTGGCCGACCCATTGCAACAATCTTTGTTGCACTTCCTTGGCGCGTGAAACATCGCGTGGAAGGAATGTTGTGATGGACTGGCAATAATACTTCAGATCCTCATCACAATCCTCAAGTTTGAGGATGTCGGGGTCATCAGTGATCAAGTCACTGGGGCGAGGTTTTTCAGAAAGCTGACCAACACGCTCAGCGAGTTTCAATAACTCAAAAGAAGGATGTGAATCAGGAACCTCGGACTTCGGACGGGGAGGATGCGCACCGCCGATGTCTTCAATGTCACCAATAAGCGTGTCGAGCAACTTATGCAAGTTCTCAACTTCTGGAGAAAGCTTTGGAGCATTGGTGCAAGATTGGGCAACAACCTGAGGAACAGGTGGTGCCACAACGATTGCAGGTTGCTCAACAACCGGTGAGGTTGCGAGCAAAGGCGCAGGTGCCATAGAGCGATGCCAATTGAATGGTCCATTCGCTGGATGAGACATGGGGGGGGCACTCTGCTTGACAGGGTCAGTGCTGGACGAGGACGGAAAAACTTCCTCCTTGCCTGCAGCAACTCGAGGAGAAACCTTCGTGCAAGCTTGTCGCAACTCACGATCGATTTGCGCAATTCTTTTGCGGTTGGATTTCCTCGACAACGCAGCAGCCTTCTTCTCCAAGGCATCCTGCATGTGACCGACCTTGAGCTTCGCCTCAGCGGAGCTCGCATCAGGGCCAATAACGGCACCTGGAAATTTCGCCAGAGGCGAAAAACGATTGTTTGAAGATAGAACCTGCGCCTTCCTGACAGGGGCAGTCTTCGGAACCTTCCTCTTATGTTGAGGGCATCGAGGATGGGGTGGGCATGAGCACAATTCGCTCAATTTGCAAAGACCCTCATCTCGGCGCTTTCGAATACAATAACAAAGGCATGTCGGAGGACACTCAATAGCTCCATCCCGACTGGGAATTGTTTGGTTGTTGTTGGAAGCGGGGACAATCTTGCCTTGGTAATACCAAAAGCCAGGTTGTGACCAGGAAAAAGCCTTGTTTGTTCCAGCTTGCTTGCTGGCCCCTGATGCGGCGGCTGACGCAATCGAGGGGACGGGCGCCTGGTGTGGCGGAGCCGAGCCAGGGTTCTTCCGTCGGTTCCCACGTGATGGACGTGAGGGTTCCCGACGAGACTCTCTGGTTGCACTATTTTTACGGGTTG